GTGTTGATCATCCTCATTTGGATCAATAGTCATGTGCCACATGATGCCACTACCAGCAAATAACTCTTTATCGTTCACCTCATAGATTTTATCTTGCATTATTCGCTCTCCTCAAATTGATTAAAAAAAGTATCAGCATGAATAATACCCAACGTCTTAAGGTATTGCTCTGCATCTGGTAAATAGACCTCATCAAATATAGCCTGTCCTTTATCGGTAAATTCTATCGAGCCATTATCAGTCCTGATTAGTTCTTTATGGTACGTATCACCAAGATCTAGCTGCATATTACGATCAGCAATATCCGTTGAAAGTTCTAAGTACTTATCTGCACTCATTGGAATATGGCCTTGAGATATAAGAGAGAGCGCATCAAGGCAGAGATTTACATTTTTTAGCTGATCTCTACGTATGTGGTCCTCTAGTATTTCCTTTCCATCCTGCTCAATCCAAGTTAAAGAATCCGTAAAGAATCCAATAGCCGGATCTTCTAGCTCATTATAAATATCTTTTAGTCTCATTTATTTACCCTCCTATGATTGGTAATAATAACCATGCAAAACATGCCATGCCTACCCATAAGGCAAACCCAGCAATTGCGGCCAAGATAGAAACCCATAATGGCTCTACCTCATTATTGATATATCTGTTTCTATTTTTATGTTTCATTATTCCCCCTCGTTTAATGCGCAATTAATAGCGTCTTGAATTATTTTATTTGCTGTGTCTCTTTGCTCTTGATTCATAGAATAATAAACTTCAATAGCATGACGACCAGACAACCCGCAACACTCAACACGTGCCAATTGTTGCGATAGTTGAGCAACCTTATTTGTACGTTTGCTTGCGCCTAGTATTCTTTTTGTGATCTGATCCTCTTCCTCACCGTATGCACCACACAAAAGAAGATCAGAAATAAATCTTTTTAATGTGTACTTGTCTGAAAGTAAACTTAAAAAGTCTTTTTTGTTTTCTTTTAGTTCTTGTTTAGTCATTGTTTCCTCCGTTAAATTAATCAAAAATTACTCTTTCTCTTTTACCTTGAAAAGTAAAAAACTTTTTACCTTTCCAAACTGCGCTAAAGTGTTTAGATTGGTATTCATCGCATAAAGCACATATTGCTTTATAGTCGGCTTCTGGCAAGTCATCGCTGAATTTAATAGTCAATCCTTGTCTTAATGCTTTCTTGGCTTTTTCTGGTAATGTAAATTTATTCATTGTTTCCCTCGTTAGTTATAAATTATCTTTTTGCAATCATTAATAAAATGATATCTAATTATAAACACTAATTAATTATTAAATGCAAACTAATTATTTCTAATTATTATCAATGGAATTTAAACCCTTAAGAAACAAGGACTTACGCAAATACTCGATAGTGCCGATTAGGGCTATTAAGTTGTTATCTGCGCAAAAAATCCCGCAAACAGCATTTAATACCTTGGTCGTTATGTGCAGCTATACGGACAGAATAGGCCGCACTTGGGTTAGCCAACAAAGACTGGCGGATGAACTGGGTAAGACTCGAGAAACAATAAACAGGAACTTAAAAAAGCTTAGAGATGTTGGACTGGTTACCCGTGTTAAAAAACAATTTAAAGACCAACCTACAACAACCTATCGAGTTATCTATGAAGAGGGGATCATTACAGAGGACGACGCACGAGGAACCCTTAACGCTCGGGAACTTATCGAGTTGTCAGAGATGGAAAGAGAACTAACAGGGTGTGACGCTCTGAATGTCACAGAGAATAAAGAGGGTGTGACGCCTAGGGATCACAGGGGTAGTGACGCTATAGGATCACACAAACGAGATAATAACGATATATATAATAATAATATATATAGTGTGACGGACGGGGAAGTCCGGAAGTTTTGCAACATGTTTAAAAACTTTGGTCAAACTTTAGGACAACCAAGATCTTACAATTTAAAAGATGAGCAGTTGATGCGCTCATGGATAGCGCAAGGCCTAACGCATGAAGTCTTTTTAAATATCCTTAACGATCACTACAAGTATTGCAGAGATAACCGTAGACCAATCGCTCACACCTTGGCCTACTTTAAAAAACCTATAGAGAATAAACTACTAAAGACAGGGACTAACCCCAAGCTTGATAATAAAATCAAAGACATAGCCCGCAAACTTAAAGCTTAATTTTAACCAAGTAAAAAAAGAGACCCCTTGCCCCCTACCCCATCATCTAATCATCACTCCCCCTCACAAAAATATTTTCCCGTTTTTTCATAAACAGTGTTAAGATATCGTTTCAATTAATTTAGGAAGGAGTTTTAAATGCCTGAACAATACGACAACACAAATCAAATCGTTATTTGGGAAAACAAATACAAAGAAAGACCAGAGCAACCTGACTTTAATGCTACCGTTAACATTGACGGTGTGGATTATAAGTTTGTTGGTTGGAGACGTAATGCTGACGATCCAGCTAATCGCCCACTTGCAAAATTTAAATTAGAAAAACCTAAACCTGCCAGTGCAGAAAAGCCTGTTGCTTCACCGCAAGAGTCAGATCCATTCGAGGACGATATTCCATTCTAATTGTGGTATAACTAGTACATGGCTAGATCCAGTACAAAGATTCCCCCGCTAGGTAGATTCGGTGGTGTACGTATGGTACAACGCAGGATTGGTAGGTCCGAGACGTTACATCAGCATAAAGAAGCTGTGGCTGCCGAATTACTTAGCTTGGGTACTGCAAATATTACCGATATTGTTAATTTAGATGGAACCGTTAAACCATTAGACCAAATACCTGAACACGCTTTAAGAGCCATTAAACGTATCAGCGCAACAAAGGATGGGGTAACCATTGAGATGTTTGATAAGGTGGCTGTACTAAGAGTCTTAGCTAAAGCATCAGGTATGTTGGACGTAGAAAAGAACGAAGATAAACCCAGCATTGTTGGGATTAACATGAAAGGACCAACGACAACCTATGAAATTCAAGAAGATAACGGATCCGAGAGTAGTGGATCTGAACAAAGCGATACTGGAAGCGAAGATACCGATTAGAGATATCCTTGCCCATATGAACAAAGATTCAACCTGGCTAGCAAAACAGCTAGACGGTACATCCGCTTTAGATTTTAGATTAGAACAATACGTTAAAAATAAATTGTATGCCTACCGAAGTTCCCAGTCTAAACCTTGACTTCTCTGAAAGCCCAACGGTTTGGAAGTTTCTAAACTCTGAAAGCTTTGTACGTGGCCTTATGGGGCCTGTGGGTAGCGGTAAATCTTATGGCTGTGCTGCTGAGATTATGTTGCGTGCTGTTAAACAAAAGCCATCGCCCAGAGATGGGATACGGTACACAAGGTTTGTTGTGGTACGTAATACCTACCCCGAACTTAGAACAACTACCATAAAGACCTGGCAAGAGTTATTTCCTGAATCAACCTGGGGCGGTATGAGATGGCAACCACCAATCACCCACCACCTAAAACTCCCAAGCCGAGGTGATGCTGCTGGAATAGATTGCGAAGTTATATTCCTGGCTCTCGATACCCCCCAGTCCGTTAGAAAACTATTATCCTTAGAAGTAACCGGGGCCTGGTGTAATGAAGCCAGAGAGTTACCGAAAGCTGTCATAGACGGTTTAACCCACAGGGTAGGCAGATATCCTACCAAAGCTGACGGTGGACCTACCTGGTACGGAATATGGATGGACACTAACCCACCTGATTCTGATCATTGGTGGCATACCCTAGCTGAGAAAGAACCAATCAAAGGTGAGTTTGCTTGGCAATTCTTTAGACAACCCGGTGGCGTGTTACCTGCTACCCCTGATGAAATACCTGACCATCCTGAAGCTAATGGTTATCAATTCAGTGGCGGTAAATGGTGGAAGATAAATCAAAACGCAGAGAACAGAAATAACTTACCTCCTGGTTATTACCAACAATTACTGGGCGGTAAAAATGCAGATTGGATTCGGTGCTACGCAGAAGGCAAATATACATTTGTGCAAGAGGGAAGGCCTGTGTGGCCCGAATACGATGATGAATTGATGTCAGGTAATTGTGATGTTGATCCTTACTACCCGGTACAGATTGGTGTTGACTTTGGTTTAACGCCTGCGGCTATCTTTGGTCAGCGTACTGCCAGTGGTGCATGGAAGATCTTAGATGAACTGGTTACGTTTGATATGGGACTTGAACGGTTTGGTCAAGAACTACTTAGCATCATTGCACAAAAATACAACAAACAAGAAATTTTAATATGGGGCGATCCTGCGGGTAATAAACGAGATGAGATCTATGAGGTTACTGCATTTGACCATCTACGATCCCTGGGATTTAAGGCACAACCTACTGACAGTAACGCTTTCCAAGTTAGGCGTGAAGCAGGTGCCAGCCCCATGAACCGATTAGTTAATGGTAAACCTGGATTAGTTGTTGACAAAAAATGCTTGCGACTGAGAAAATCATTATCTGGCGGTTACTTTTTTAAACGACAAAGCCTAGGTGCTGGACAAGAACGCTTTAAAGACCAACCCGTTAAGAACGAACATTCTCACGTAGGCGATGCTTTCGGTTATCTCATGTTAGGTGGCGGTGAACAAAGACGATTACGCAGAGGATCTTATCAATCATCTGGTGGTATGTTTACTGCTGATACTGACTTTGAGATTATGTAATGGAACTATTAAAAAATACTGTAATTCATCCTGACTTCCAAATCCTACCCTTTAGAGAAAGACATTTAGAAAACGTCAATATTGCGCAATACGAGAGCCGATACATAGAAAGCCTGGCCAAAGGCTACCATAAAACAAACTTTAACCATGATGGGCTATCATACACCTACATATCTGACGGAGATATCCTCTGTTGCTTTGGTGTTCAGCTATTATGGCAGGGTGTAGGCGAGCTATGGATGATGCCATCAGACAATGATGATATGTTTCTGATATCGCACATGAGCAAAATATCAGAACTTATTGATATCATTATAAAAGATTTTAGCTTGAACCGTTTACAGATTCAGGTTACAGTACCCAATGAGAGAACTCTTTGCTTTGTCAAGAGTATTGGTTTTGAAATAGAGGGTACCTTGAAGAATTATGGACCAGAAGGTAATGATTACTTCATGTTAGCCCGAACTGTAGATAGGAAAAATTAATTGGCTTTACCTAAACTTTTATTCCAGGATATTAAATTACCTACATCTGTTTCACGTGGAACACCACTGACAACTAAGAAGGTAACTAAACCTGCTCCTAAACCTGCTCCTGCTCCTGTAACCAAAACAGCAACAAAGCCTGTAATTAAAACACAATTACCTGTACAAATTACCAAGACAGCTCCTCGAGTATTACCAATACCGCCTAAAGAAATTATTAAAGCAGAAGCTATAGCAGCAGATGTAGGTCCAGGTGATCGTTTGCCACAACAAGCAAAATCACCAACAGCACCTACCCCAACAAAAGTACAACCAGAAACTTTATCTACTGTTGGCAAGCCTGCATTTATAGGTCCAAAGCCACCACCACCATTAATTCAAACTAAAGCAAATTATGTGCAAGATATTGCTGCTGAAGGCAGAGCAAGTATGTTACCTGATATGGCTGATATGGGACCTGGTGATAGATTAAAAACTTCTTCTGCTTTAGATAAAGCAATTTTAAATCAGGAAATAAAAGCATCATCTAATGTTTCTTTATTGCCAGGTAAAGCAGTGCTACCTATTGATGATAGATTATCTGAGGTTGTAAAAAATATTGCAGCACAAGAAACTACATCAAGATATGTTGCAGGTCCACCACCCCCAGAAGCAGTGGTTGAGGGTGTAGGTACAACACCACCATCAGAACAAGAAATAGAAAACATATTACAAAAAACAGCAGATCGTGCTGCTGAAATGGAAACAGAAGCAAGGAGACAACTATTTTATCGTGGTCAAGTTAAAAGGCGTGGCGGTATTAGAATGTTATTTGGTAAATATGCTTTCCCAACACCAAGGAAATTAGCACCCGCTACTGCTACTGCTAAACCTGATGCAACTATTGTTTCTGCTGTTGAAAAAGGATTAACGTCTTGGAAAGATGTACCTGAAGAATACAGATTGCTACCCGATTATCAAAGACCACCTCAGTATTCTGAGAAAGCATTTACCGCTAAACAAAACAGAAAAGAAGGATGGACAGCAATGGGTGGAGAGGAAAGATGGAAAAAGTAAGAAAAGGTTTATACGCTAATATCCATGCTAAACGTAAAAGAATAGCAGAAGGATCTGGCGAGAAGATGAGAAAACCAGGTGAAGCTGGCGCACCTACTGCTGATGCTTTTAGAAAGTCAGCACGTACTGCAAAGAAAAAAAGATTATTGTTTAGTAAATAATGCCTAAGAAATTACATAGACGTTTATTACTAAGCGCAGAGCAACAAGGATTAACAGGTGAGCGTAAGCAAGCCTACATATTTGGAACTATGCAACGTATAGAAAAACAAATGAAAAAGAAAAAGAAAAAATACTAGATGAAGAAAGAACATAAAAATCCATCAGGCGGTTTGACTGCAGCAGGTCGTGCT